ATTTTTGGTTTCCTTATTTGTAATTTACGGTTAATATTGCTGAAGAATCATCATATTTATATCCTTTAGCTTTTTTGAAGAAATATGATTCTCTGATTATTGTAGCAATTGGGTCATTTCCTTCAACATCAACAATGATAGAAAGAGTTTGATTAGTTTCCAAGTTTGTCAGTTTGATAGTTATTGAACCTTCTTTAGAAACTTTGAATAATTTAGTAGCCATGATAAAATCCTCGGTAAGTTAATATGGTTCTATTATATCAAGAACCATATTAAAGTACACTATTATTTTGTTTTTATTTCCCACTTTATCAACGTTTGATTTAATTGCTCAAGTTCTTTAGTTATACTGCGAATCTCAGATTCGAGATTTACTTCAGTTGAGTGATATGCTTTTGACCAATTAGGATCTTCTTTTCCTATGGTAATGATATCGCGACTTCCTGTTTTTCGTACATTAAGAGTTATAACTTTCGGCAGGTCTTTCGAACGAGATTCTAAATTAGACTTTTCTTGTTCAGTGACTTTAATTCTGGCTTTCAATCCATCTCGAGATACTTCTAAATTTTTATAATTTACACCAGCGCATGATTGTGTTTGATATCCGACTCCAGGTCTTGTAAACCCATGGTGAGACATTAGACCACTTTTATCAATAGCAATATCACGTAAACACCACCCACAAGTTCCTCTTACTTGATTAGGATTAATAGGCTTAATGTTTAATGAAGGAGCTTTGCCTTTAACAATATTAGTTGCCAAATGATCCATTATATCTTTAAGTGAAGCATACTCAGAGGCAATTCTAATAGCATATCCTATCAATTGAGACGTATTTGCAAATTTAGAATATTTCTTGATAATGCCATCCATATTTCTAAAATTTTTGGCTTTATAATAAATGTCTTCCTCTTCTTTAGCATGAGGAGCAGCATCTCTAACATCGCGAGGTTGGTTAAGATAAGCATATTGGTAATGTTTTTCCCAAGTAGCCTCGCATGAATTATTGAAAACAGATTTGATATTATCTAAATCTGTTTTACGTATGCTTCCTTGTTCCATAGCGGCTTTAAGAGTAATTAATGCCGCATCAAATTTATCCTTATTCTTTGGAGTAAGTGAATCTAATGTGAGAGCAAAATTAGACGGTATTTGCGGAGATTCTGTTAGATATTCGTAAAATGTTTTCATTTGATTACTTTAGTAAGTTGTGGTATAGATTCTATTATATCAAGAACCGTATTAAAGTACAACATTTTATCCTAATTTTGCATTTCTATTTGCTAATTCTGTTTCGATATCTTGCTTCATTTGAAACTGTACTGTACCAGGAATAGCATTAGCAAGAAATGCCAAATGCGTAGTAAGTACATTAATATCTACTTTTGACATATCATCACCAATCTTGGCAACATCAGCAGATCCATCTTCCATTAATGAGTATTCTTTAAATGACAACATGGTTATTCCTTCAAATAGAATTATTTATTAAGAAAGAACTTTCAATGCCTTATGCCATATTTCTTGACGTTCAGGAAGTCCAGTAGTGCCACCATTAATCTTCTTAGTCAATGTTACAAAATCACCTTTATCTGCAATGTCATTCAAGTTATGAGTAGTCCAGAAATAACAAGCAGATTCAATAGCTCCTTCTCTAGTTTCACAATACGCTACTGCTTCTTCTATTGCCATATCGATGCTTGACGCAAATTTTGTGTAGTTTTCTTTTCCAGTCAATTGAATCGCACCGCGTCCGCAATATAAGAATCCTTCTCCAGAATCTTCTGGTCCATTGCCCATTCTGCCAGCATAAACTTTATTAGCAATCTTCTCGGGATTACGATGGTATTTTTGTGCTTCTGCTAGAGTAGGGAATCGTTTAGGCCATACTTTGCAAAGCCCTTCAGCGCTATAGTTTAAATTTTCTTTAAGGGTATTAAAGCTACCTGATTCATGTCCCGTTTGAGCTAGGAATGCACAGAGTCTGTCCTTTGTAGTGATTCCGTATTTTGGTAGAATAATATTAAGTGCTTTTGTTGTGTCATTAGGATTTTTACATGCGGGAAAGATTTGTTTGAATTTGTCAACAGTAATCATTTTAACTCCATAGATTTCGGAAATATTTTCCAAATAGACGTAAACCATTGTCTACTCGGTCTTGCATAAATTTATATGATTCTGGGTCATTGAACTGCACCAGAACTGTGTGTTCCCAATCATCATTTACAATATGCTCAAAAGACCATATCATCTCATCAATGACATAATCCCATCGTTTGAAATAGAATTCATCAGTATCATAAAGTTCTTTGACTCTAGGAGCATTCATAGATTTGATACTATCAGGCACATCACAATCTTCAACAACAGGTGCACCATGAAGATTTTCTTTGAATTTCTGCAGCATCTTAAGAATGATAGGGGCCAAAGTGTAATCCATACTCCAAGTATCCCAGTCGTCAATATGGATTATTTCCGTCGGTTTCTTTAACGGGTTATGGTCATATATCCAATTAAGGAAATCATTAACCCAGGAATCTGCTAGCTTTTCTCCTATCTCATCGCACTTATCTTCTGATACTCCAAAGTGCATTAATAGGTCTGCTAATTGATAAGGACCGAACCACAAATTTTTTGGTTTGCCGAGATATACTTTCATCGTGTCTTCTTTTTGGGTCCAAAATGCAGTACAACAATAGAACCATTGTGCATTACTCTTTTGGATTCATAGTTTGGATTTTGTTCGTGGATTGCTGGTGTAGGAGTCTGTTTTTTCATATCTCTATCTGTAATGGTTTATAATTAATAGCAGTTTTTTCATATCCAATATAACCTCTTGGATTACAGACAAGTCTGGTATCTCCAAGATAATGGTCAAATGGATCATGTGTATGTCCGGAAATCCATGCTTTAATTTGAGGATGTCCTAGTATAAAATAATCAAGATTTGAATGGTATGCCAGGTTTCTTATATTGTTATCATTAACTGAACATGAATTTCCTTGGGAAAATCTTTCGCTAAGATTTTTAAAACTAGGAGAATGATGGGTGACCATGACGACTTTATGGAATGCTGGCACCATCTTGTTAAAGTATTCCATAGTATTATAATGCAATTCTACCGATTTACCCGCAGTAAACAATTTACCGTCATAGTCAATGCATCTATAGTCATTCATCATCCTAGCAATGGTTTTCATTGCATAAGAATCATTATTAAAGTTTGTCCAAAGCGTGCCCCCAATAAAAGTAGTATCACCGATAGCAATACTACTATTGTCCAGGAGATGAATGTTCTTAAGTATATGGAACTTTTCTTTAAAAATTGTGGTCGCATTTAGAATATCACCATGATAGTGTTCGTGATTGCCCATAACATAGACAACATCATCATAATTATGTGATGCCATCTCGAAGAACTCTTTTATACTAGTATAAGACTCTTTTCCTAATTGCTCAAGTACACAAATATCACCGGCAAGAACGAGAACATCAGCACCATTCTCGTTCGCTGGTTCATAGAAACCAAATTCAAGATGGACATCACTCATGACGTCTATTTTCACTATAATTCCTCTATTGTAGTAATGACTCGAAGATTACCAGCGCGGATAACTTCACAGTCATCAAAGTCAATCCATCGACCCGCAGTGTGTTCGACTAATTTATAACCTGAATTGTCATCATCTTTAAGTACCCAAAATTCCTCATCAATTTTACCGGCATACCAATAAGTTCTCATGTTGGCTTTAAGGATTTTAACTCTAACTGCTGTCAATACTGTTTCACACATAATATAATTCCTTATTCAATAATTGCGGCTATTTCATCTTCATGGATAACATACAACTCACCTGATACCCATTTAGCTTTCTTCCAGTTAAGGATAAGAATATTACCTAATTCCACTAGGGTAACGTCATCACCAAGATTCATTGCCTTTGCTCTAATATTATCATCAGACTCTACACCTTGAATCAATCCAGTATATTCTAGTTTCTGTTTTAACACTAATACGTTTTTGCCAAGTACCTGCATTTTATTTCCTCATGATAAAAATCTATTATATCATCTATTCTAAAAATGTCAACATCTAAATCTTATAAATAGATCATACAAACAAAAAGCTAGTCGCGGACTCCTACATCCCACTAGCACTAATCATTCTATCAATAATTCAAGGAACTATCATGACCAGCACAAGTATATATCAAGAACCAGTATTATCCTATGTCTATAGACTAGACAATCCAACTACTGGCGAATTTTATTTTGGATTTCGTAAAGCCAATAAAGTCCCAGCAAATCAGGATTTAGGTATTGACTATTTTACATCATCAAAAACAGTTGAACCAAGATTCCAAGAATTTAACTATACCATCATCCAGGAATTTGTTGATCCACTCGAGGCATACGACCTAGAACAGTTTCTAATATACCAAGAACTTAAAAATCCATTGATGCTTAACAGAAGATGTCATCACGGTAGTAAAATCAGATTTACTACTTCTGGCAAGAAACAATCAGAAGAATCTAATGCTAAACGATCTGCTTCAGCAAAAGGAAAACCGGCTCATAATAAAGGAAAACCTGGAAATAGAGGAATTTCTAAAAATAAAGGAATTCCTAAACCAGAAGGATTTGGTGCAAAATTATCATCTAGTACTAAAGGAATTCCTAAACCAGAAGGATTTGGTGCAAAATTATCATCTAGTACTAAAGGCATTCCTAAACCAGAAGGATTTGGTGCAAAATTATCTTATGTAAAAACTGGCATTCCTAAACCAGAAGGATTTGGTAACAAATTATCCGCCACAAAGAAAGGCAAGAAGCAACCAAATATATCTGCAGCAAAGAAAGGAATTCCTCAACCAAAATTCTTATCGATTATTGAAACTAGAAAGACTTATACTAAACCATGTATTTCTAGATTATATCCTGAATTTAAACAATATTTTTAGATAATTAGGAAACTGGGAACTGTAATATTCCCAGTTTGCATTTTTATTCCTTATTTATAATCGTTAAATGAACCAGTTAACAAATTCATCCGAAACTCTTCAATCATCCAAAGAGCAGTTTTTGAATCAACTCCATTAGATACCGTCAATAGTAATCCATCTTTGGTATATGCTAACGTGAGAGCCAAATCTATTTCATCTCTAAGATCAGTCATCTGTTCATAGTATTCATCATCTAGTTGCTTTTGGAATTCAGCATCAGATGGTTTTTCTTTTTTGCTTACTAGTTGGATTAAATCGCTCATTTCGGTTCCTTAGCATTTTGTAGTTTACAATGACCAACGCATTTTGACGCAGTTTTACCAAAAGCACAGCACCAATCATTATGCTTTATTAATCTTGAATCTTTAGGATGTCCTGCAATGTGATGGTATTTACATCCTTTGCAATGACTAGTCATTGCATTGATTCCGCTTTACGTTTGAGTTTAGCATCCCATCTTACCAAATATTCTTCAAGTTTATCGGCATCCCAAACTCCATCTTTTGAAGGTGGGATATAACCAGAATATTCCGCCATCTCAACCTGGGTTTTTGAACAGCCAAGTCTCTCCATTATCTCTTCTTTTGATACGATTTTCATTATACTCCTTTAGCAGATTAATTATGATTTCAGACGCCTGAATAGCATCCTCTTTATCCAAATATAGCAGTCCATTTATCAATAGACAATGGTCGAATGCATCATCGGACCAAGTACAGCCAGAGTATCCATCAGGTGACATATCTGGAAAGTAATATGGAGTTCCATGATAAGGTTTTTCAGTTTCAGGAAATCCGAATGATCTGTTAAATTCCTTTAATAAATTACTATCCCAATCGCCGAATAAACATATACCTTGCTCGTTATAGTTATCATAAGTTCTTACTGAACCATCAAAAGTGGTGCCAATAAATTTATAATCAGAACGAATGGTATAATCTGTTCCTACAATAGTAACTTTAGTGCCATGTCCAGTCCCGTAAGTTTTTCCAATTTCAATTTTCATAGTTTAGTATAGTTGTGTTTGCTGATTGAATTGTGACAATGAACACCATTAATCCAAGTAGGATCTTTGTATAGTCCATCATTATGTTGTTTGTTTTGAACATCAATCAAATGAGCAACAGCATTTGCTTCTTTGATTTGAGTAAGCACTTGATTGAATTTCATAGTATCCACCATTGATTCTAGGTCTTGTCTGTACTTGATATTACTATTGATAATGTAATTAATTACCGTTGGATTTATTTTCATTCTTGAGTTCCTTTCCTAAGTCATGTTCAACCAAACATTTATCTATTTCCATTCTAAATATTTCATACTTCAGTCGTTTTACTTCATCTTCAAGTCGGAACAATTGGTCGTATTTGACTTGTAAGTTGCAATACAATCTTGATTGTTCTTCTCTAAGTTTGTTAATTATATCAGACATCGCATTTTGCTCTTAACATCATATTGACAAAGTACTTTCTAACTCGAGTATAATCGACCATCATCTCAATTATCAGAATGATAAAGAATGCTGCAACAACAAAGAATCCAGAAGTTGCAATGTAGAAAAAGAATGGCAGTATAGAAACTGCTAATAGTACATCAATAAAATAGATAAAATTCTTTCCGCTCATTATTTTCTCTCCAATGAATCAACCATTCCCCAAGCTCCAATCATAATACCAACAAAAGCAATTGTAAGTTCTGTTGGCATATCAACTATTCCTTCTAGATTGACAGCAGTAAAAATAATAAACAATGCTAATATAAACCTTATTTGACCTTTCATGTTATTCTCCGTGTTTGTTTTAATATCTATCATAATAACTCTCCAAATCCATAATTGCCATAGTCATTTAGTGCTTCTAATAATCCATCAAAATCTTCTTCAGGACCAAATAAATCCGCAAGTTCAAGTACTATTCCAAGTTCAATGCCATAATCTTCTGACAAATGACTTAAATAATTATTTCTATTGGTATAACCATTTTCTTTATAAATGCTCATTTTAATTCTCCGCTGATGACATGTATGAAATAATGTTTTTAACTTCATCAACAGGAATTCCTATTTCATACGTTATTTCTTTTATTGACATTCCGCCGAAGTACATATTAAGAACTAATTGTTCATAATCATGATTTTTCATTCTTACCATTTGTTCATAATCATGATTTTTCATTCTTACCATTTGTTCAGTTACTTCAGGTTGACTAAAAAAATTATCAAATTCCTCTTGAGGATCATACATTTTACCAGTTACTTTATCTTGAACAACCATGGTAATCTCCTAAATTGTTTTATAATGGACAGGTCTTTCATATCTACCAGTAGTATTGCTACGATAGATTGATATTGACAAAAAGTTAATGATTATAGAAACACTTTCGCCATAGTTGATGTTTAGATTTGTTGGCCAAAATTGTGTTAAACCTTCAGCTTCAAGTGCTTCATTAAGAGTTTCAAAATATGTAGGTTCTGTTTTCATGATATAAATCCTCTATTAGTTGGTATGAGTCTATTATATCATGGTTTCAGTAATAGTACACAAAAGAATTCAAAATAATCAAATTATTTTCGGGGCAATAAAAAGCCAGTGCAGAGACTGGCTTCATTATAAATTACTTTTCGTTCAATAGGAATTTTTGAGAGATTGCCTTGAATGAGAATTGACCATCAGTTCGTTTGAATACCAAACCTTCTCTAACCTTAGCATTAATCGATGGACCATCAGCCATTTTCAATAGGTCTTCAATATTTCCATGCTGTAAAGGACCAACATGATAGGTAGGTACTATGTCACCAGTATAACCAGCATCTTTAAGTCTAAGAATACAATTCATTCTTTCAGAAAATTCAAGATAGCATTGGTTATCAATGTCAAAGATATCGAAGATGAACAACTTATGAGAATCAAATCCTTCTTTATTACCTTGAATACCAGGTCCCATTAATTCACCTTGGACCGCAATATTCTCATTAAGTGTAATCAATGCTTTCAGTAATCCAGTCGACTTGGCAATCTCAACGAATGAATTGCCTTCTTGCTCAAGTTTCAAATCTAAATTTCTTGAACAGACACCTACCAAACCAGCATTATGATAAACGGTGCATGACGAGCCATCTAACTTCAAAGACACTTCAAAATGACATTGGTGGAAAAATTCATGGCCAATTTCTTCTACCAAATTCTGGCATCTTTCTTGGTCAGTCTTGCGGATAAATGCAGGAAAATTACCTTTCATCTGACCACGAAGATTTGCAGGAATAGGAGCTTCCCATTTCTGAACATTCAAAAAATCAGATACATCTATAGTTTCTGCTGAGTCTGGCAAATGACTATTATATTCAGTAGAGTCCAAAAGATTCATTGGTAATAATAATCCCTGAGACACTTGACCTTTCAACTTGATAGTTCTTAATCGTTCACCTTTAACACCATTATACTCTTTAGGTTCTTTACCTTTGGATAAGAATGGAGCAATATCATGAGGAATCCAAGAATCGATTTCAGCATAGAGTACTAAATCACCTACATTATATTTTCCCACTTGGTCAACTACCCACCAACCTTTAACTCTGTATGCGCAAATCAAATCAGCACCAGCGATGGATTTGATTTCAACTACTGGATTGATAGTAACCATTTTTCTAAATTCTACAGGCATATAAGTTCTCCTCAAATATCAACTAAAATTTTAACTTCGTCCCAACCAATCCATTCCCAATCTGGTTTAACAATGACTTTGTATCTGGTGGCAGTGCTATGTTCTATACACTTTTGGTTCAAGTCGTCAACAAGTACCAATGCGTTGCAAAGTGATTTTGCTGATAACATACCATTCTTTGTATTGGTATTAACGATAAGATATTCATCTAATTTTTCAAATTGCGCCATAATAAGCTCATAAAGTATTGACAATATCATTATATCATATAATACAGTCTTGTAAACATTAATGCAGAGTTTGTCCATTTCTCATAGCAGCACAGACACCGGCAAGGTATTGTTTTAATGTCTCATTAGCAATCATATCTGCAAAAGTTTCTAATGGGATTTTCAAGTCCTCATCCGATGTGATAACACCATCATTACTAACTTTAAATCCAGCTCTTTCAGCATATTCATATAACCAATACATTATCTACTCCAATTATCATTCCAACGATGACTATGTTGGTACTCATGCCAATGGTTATTATGATTGGGATACAACACAACAGTGCCTGGATAATAACTATAGCCGCGATAAGAAGTGGGATATACTGCACATCCAGTAGATACAAACAAGACTAAAATACAGAATAGTTTCATCATATTTCATAAATCCTCAGCGTGAATAGTAGTTTACAGTAAAGTCAGAAAATTCTCTTACATTGTACTTTTCAAATTCTGACGGAACATAAAAAGTAATATCACCTTTGACTTCTAACTTCATTCTTGATACAATAGCAATCCTACAATAAGCTATAAGAGAAAGATATATTTCACCTCCACCACATATCATAAAACTTACTGTTGGATTACATTGAGCATAAGTCAAGAAATTATCAATTGTCATTGTAGTAAATCCTTCTAATTTATAATTAGGATCTCTACTTAATACAATACAGTCACGCCCAGGTAATTTGCCAGTGGTTTCAGCAGTAATCCTACCCATAACTATAGTAGAACCCATTGTCGTATTTTTGAAGTGTTTAAGTTCTTCTCGGCAATGCCAAAGCATGCCAGGAGTGTATGAGTCTCCAATAACACCGAATTTTGCTACTGCGGCAATTAAATATAAATTATCAAATGGCTTCACACCGCAACCTCTGCTTTAATAGATCCAAGTGACCGGTAATCTTTAATGGTATAACTATATTCATTAATCTCATCAATAGAATTATAATGGTCATTGAATACCAACGTAGGTAATGCATATTCTGCAAGATTCCGCGATAGTAGTTCTTTTGTTTGGTTGATATGATTCTTATATAGATGAACATCGCCAAATGAGATAATCAAATTCTCTGGTAACATATTTGTCAAATTGCCGAGTATTTCAGTGAACAACGCATAACTAGCAATGTTATAGGGAACTCCTAAAAAGATATCAGCACTTCTTTGGTATAAATGACAAGATAATCCATATTTAGGAACACCAACATTATTCATAAGATTCTCATAGTCCCTATCATATCCAAGTCCAAAATGAGTACCAAAATATTTCTGGACATACAGAACAGCGCGTTCACTGAAGGATAATTCTCTAACACCAAACTGAACAAATGCATGACAAGGCGCCAAAGCCATCTTACCTGATTCTACATTTTCTTGAGGCGTTAATTCTTCGCTTGGCAAATCAGCAACATTCCATGCTGATATAATATGACGACGACTGAATGGTCTTTCTTTAAGACCACGGATAAGATTTTCAATTTGGTCAATACCATCCATAGATTCTGTTGGCATATTTGGAATAGGAACGGCACCCCAGTTACGCCACTGTTTACCGTAGATTGGACCTAAGTCACCCGAAGGCGTTGACCATTCTTCCCAAATGGTTGGTTTATCATTACCATTCAATTTTCTTAAATCTTCATTGTTTGTATACCCATTCAGGAACCACAACAGTTCGTTTGAGATTGTCTTGAATGAAGTAAACTTGCCAGTAAGTAAAGGAAATCCAGATTGAAGATTGAATTTAAGTTGCTCGCCGAAAAGTGAAAGAGTGCCAACTCCTGTCCTATCATTAGTTGGATTACCAGTTTCCATGATTTTCTGAAGAAGATCGTAATATTGTTTCATCGCTTTACCTGTGCAAAATCTAAAAGTATTTGTACTTTTTCTACCGGAATAATTAAATCGCCATAGTCATCAGTATTGCCTGATGCTATTGCTTTTACGATTGGTTCCAAATCTATGTATCTTACCCAATAACCATCATCTGATTCTTCCATCAAATGGATACCCGCGTTTAACTTAAATCTTCTCATACTCCCTCGCCATATAGTTTTTTGATTTCATCGTACCGTGATAATGGCCACACAGCATCAAATTCATCATTATCAGTTTTGTTAAGACCAAATTTAAGTACCTCAGCGTAATATTTTCCTGCACGTTCATCCGGTACTTGTTCAGCAACTTCAATTGCCAATTCTGCATTAGTAAAAACTCCAACCACGTAAGAATGTCTTTCACGGTCACCAAATCGATAAGCAGTTACAACATATACATTAGCCATTATTTTTCTCCAAGTCTAAGTTCATTACCATCAACATCAAACCAACAAGTATCACTGTAATAAGGATCCAATTCTGCCGCGATGAACAAAGGTTCCCATCTTCCAGTATCATATGATAAAACTTTAACTTGTGCATCCTGAGGAAGAGTTTGTAGATACGGCCATAAATTCAGCAACAGTAGTCATTATTTTACTCCAAAATGGTTTCTAATTCTTTTTACACATTCATCCACAACAAATCCATCCACTGAACCATAGTGTTCAGTTCCTGTTACAGACAAGCATTGACCAATACATTCTTGAATAATCAATTCAGCAAACTTTTCAACGTCCCGAGTCAAGTTAGAAGTATTCCATCCGTCGTCATCGAGTAGTTTAACTTGGTAAGCAAGTTCTTTAATTTTATCTTTCATAATTTGGTTCCAATGGTTCTTTCAGCTTCAAGTTGGTTCAATTACATTCATCTTAGTTCTCCTAGCAATCATTAGAACATTTACGGATTTCTTCAAGTGTATAGACTCCGCCATTGACGATAACCATCAAGCCAATTTTAGTATTAAATACCTTGAAATATGAATGCTTAGTGGATTGATAGATGATTCCACTGGTAAGTACGGCGCCAATGAGTAATCCATATATTGCAAATAGGATATTGGTTTTGAAAGCAGGATTTGCTTTGGTGATTTTTGATAGCATGATTAAGTTCCTCGTCAAGTTAAGATGGTACTATTATATCATATAGTACCATCTTGTACACTATTATTTTAAAAATTCGTTGGTCCAAACATGTTTAATTTTCCACTTTTCTACTATTGGTTTACATAGATCATCAATATCGATGCACACATAAGCAACAGTTTTCTTAATGTTTGCAAATCTAACGGAACCGTCAGACATTGCTATTTCATACTTAAACCCGTTTTCAATGCCCCAAGTTCCTTGACCTTCTGCATCACCTGTACTAACTCTGTATTCAAAATTGGCAAGACCATTGTTGAATAATCCGCCATTAGTAATAGTGTTATTAAAATAAGCCATTATAAAATTCCTCTTCAATGATGATTACCATTATTGGTAATCTGAAACTATTATATCATGATTATCGAAATAGTACACTATTATTTTAGTATAAATACAATAATGGAACTGCATAGGGATATGCATGGACAAGGATGTTCAAACTAAATCTACGAATAACCCAACTTCTTCAAACATAGCTTTTGATTTAAGCCAAGAGTCATACCAATTTGGTTTAGACATTAGACATTCTTTACTTACGTAAATCTCACTAATTCCAACTTGAATAATTCCCTTGGCGCATTCAAGACATACTGGAAGTCCATACACATATATTGCTGCTCCATCTAATGATGTTCCTGTATATGAAGCATTATAGATTAGATTCTTTTCAGCATGTACAATATAGTCATACTTAATTTCACGATTTTCTAATCTCTCAATAGTATCAGATATTCCTCTTGGAAAACCATTGAACCCAGTAGCTAAGATTTGTTTTTTGCTTCCTACTGCAACCGCACCGACTTTAGTACTGGGGTCTTTGGACCATAAGGACACAGCTTTCGCCATGTCCATGAATCTATTATTCCATTTGTTTTCCATCATTATCTTCGTTCGTAAATATACACATCAGATCTTTCAGAGTGCTGAATTTTAACGTTATAGAACCATGTTGGTTGGTTATAATAGTAAGGAGCCGCGGGATTATCATGGCCTAGTCTACCACGAAGAACTACTCTTTGTTTGACTTTACGAAGATGGTTTGTTTCATTAATATATTGGCGTAACTGTTCAACAAATACTCGGTCAACTGGGTTGGTCATTTTGACAGTGGTAACATAATTTTTAGAAGATCTTGGATTGCTGCTCATAATATAAAATTCCTGTGTTAATTTATGATTACCATTATTAGTAACCTGAAGCTATTATATCATACTAATTATAAAAGTATACTATTATTTTATCAAATGGAAATGTTTTTCATAAACATGAAGCGATGTTGCATTCCAGATAATATCACCGATTTCGCATTGTACTCCACTCTCATTAAGACATTCATGCAATTCAGTATGGACGTGCTGTTGCCAATATAAGTCATTTTTATATCCAAAAATTGCATCATTTGACCGCATTTGTACAAATGCGTGAAGTTTATTATTTCTAATAAGATATTGAACTGTATTGGTGCAAATAAAATCAGACATTCCCACGGTTTCAAATTCGGCCCAAATAGAAGGCCGGGTATAAATCATTATTGCTCTTCTAGAGAATCTATTTCTTACTAATTCTTGAAGTACGTTCTGGAATTGATAATGGTTTTCTCTTGAATAAACACACCAACCATAATTAGAATTGATCATTCCATTTGCATCAGCAACCTGTTTCCACACTGCTGGAGTTTCACCTGGAATGTCATTAACGTTAAGAGACATGGATTTGTACCATTCTATTTCTCTTTTAGCATAGTCTTCATTAAGAGTTCCAAAGATAGTAGGTTCACTAGCAATAAATGATGTTCCGGCAATTTCAACCATTTTGCAACCGGTCTTGTCTATTACAAATTCGTCATTTTCCAATAGTGACTTAAATTCATTTCTAATATCTTTTACAGAGTATTGTTCCATTATTTGTTTACTCCAATAATATTGCCGCCAGTTTGTGTTCTGAATTTAGTAGGAATTAAGGCACGATTTTGTTGACCCGTCTTATTGAAAATATCTCTATCAGGTTGTTGACCATCGATTTCACCTCTCATGTATGAAACTAAGAATGATAAGTAATTGATTCCATCGATAGCAGAATCCTCGATTGATTCAAAATTGACAGATCCACCCGCTTCCATTGTTTCAATAACAGAAAACATTCGTAAGACTTTAGCATTAATAGTATCTAAAATACTATTGATTCCGTGAGGATAGTAATCTGCCTGTCTTACTCTTGATGCAGAATTCTGGTAATCATTACCTTTCTTAATTTGAAGAGCAATTGCTTCTTCTAATACTTCAACAGATTTACGTTTTGCTTCAGTCATATTCACTCCAGGGTTTTAATAATAATATTGTCATTATTGAATCGATGGTCATAATACCATCCTTCATTAAATTTTGATTGCTTGAAATTATCTGAGAATTTCTTTGCATTAATAATCATGTAAAAATCTATTAAGTAAGAATCAACATTAGTTGCCATTGTAGCAGTTACCAAATAGTCTAATGTTTGACAGTGCTTAAGAAATGTATTAATATTAGACTTTTGATATGTAAAATAGGAATTGTTAAAAGCATGTTTCTTTACTTCAAATTTCAAATCGTCCTTAATAACATCATATTTGTAAGACTCAGGATTAGTCTTATCGAATTTTAAAGGATTGCGTTGTCCGTCAATAACATTAGCAAGAGCATACTCGATAGCAGTATACGCGCAGTGTTCATACACTTGTTCAAATGATCTTTCCTTTCTCATGAAAGGTTTTTCAAAAATACTAGAAGCCATTAAATGTACATCATTATGAATAGTATCTTTGTCAATCTCAACTGTTCCAGCATCTTTTAGCATTAATGCTATTTTTCTAATCATATAATTCTCATAAATTAATATTATAACTTAATTTCTATATTTGTACACATTAGTTAATATTCCTATAAGCATATTCTATTGCTCTAGATGACTCGGTATGAAGAGGACGCTTAGAATAACAGTTAGAAGTGTTTCTGTCCAATTGACGGATTAATTCTTCCAATTGTACAGCATTCAATGGATACTTTCTTCTTATAGCATTACACGCAATACTTGTCATGATTTTATACATCATCGCATATCTTCCAGAACCATCGGTATGTGCTATAGAACTATACTCATGAATCATTTTTTTGTTTACGAACGGACAATCCTCATAAGAAGACCACGAATAATTCTTATGCGAGATTTCCTCAAGCATATCTGCTCTTTGAGCTAGTATCATTTTTTGAATATCTGACGGCATCTGTTCTAATATACTTAGAGGTCCTCGCGGTTGCTCATACTGATGATTGAACATTAATCTATCAGGGTCTATAATCTCACCAATATTAGTAAAGATAAAATTATAAGCATTAGGATAAATCGCAGGCACGTAATACATTCTGGAAAGATCCTTTGTTTGACCATCACCAAGATCGTCAAACTCTCTATTCAAGGCAAACCAAAAATGTTTTATCTTTTCCTTTTTCACAGAACCAGTTAATGGAAATACTAGTCTAAATTTAGGATGTTCTACCGTTGACCCTGATGTAGAATAGCATACAAAATAGGTCTTTCCATATTTCTCACTTAACTCTTCTTTAAGGTTTCCTTTAAAGACATGGTTATCAATATCAAGTGCAGCCCAACCAGACCATTCTACAACAGCATCATTAGAACGGGTTGTTCCTTCTCTATAAGAAGCTGGTGTGATTAAGGGAGAAGCCTTAACACCTTTAGGCGCTCTGAATTCTCCCTTTTTAAGTTTATAACCTGGAAGTTTTGACATGCCATATAGCATTTTCTCAAACGACTCCCAGGTGTTATGGCTTACTTGACGGTGAGTTTTGTTGTCGTATATCGATGCAAAGGCCGTCAGAGAATACATATCAATCCGCAAACACTATATCTAATAAACCAACATTATCTACATGTGATGGAGCAACCCAACCTTCTGGTTTAATTAGATCGGGTAATCCAAAAGGATTGGGTCTACCTTCCTTAATTCCTACTTCTTTAACAATATTAGCATCATACACTCTTTGCCAGGCTTTAACAGAGTCAACCTGGTACACATCTAAGGTACCTACTGCGAATACTATTAGATCTATTAAGGCATCTACCGCATCATCAGCATTTTCAGCATGTTTAAGTTCATCTAATTCTTCCTGCAAACACCCAATTCTAAAATCCAGAAATGCTGTTAATCTTTCTTTATCAAACTTATTAACTGTAGTGTTAACACCAAACTTGGTGTGCATGTCAGAAATATCTTTTACAAAATTTGTACTCATATTAAACTCCAAAAAAATTAATTATAATTCAAAATGCCACATTTGTAAACATTATTTCTTTTTGCTTCCGTCACCTCTAGCACCACAAATTGTACATGCCTTTGCAATACCCTTATCCTGAGTCCATACTCGTTGGCCTTTCCCATAAGTTTCAGTTTGGCATTTTGCAGCAGGTGTATTATCTGGGCAGTTGCAAGATTTGATCATTTTAAACTCCTAATAAGAATTGTGATAATTTGATTAATAAGACCTGAATGCTATCTAAGTGTTTTCTACTGTCTTTTGTTTCTGTACTCGTTTTTTTCCAGAGACTGGTGGGTTCGATTCTGACTTTGGGATTGGTGCTGGTTTGACCTCCTTATTCTTTACAGAATTTCTATATTCGGTTTCATCAATACCATGCGGCCAAATGAAGAATCCTGCATCGACTACTTTGTCTAGTGTAATGTTAGGATAGAGATCTGGTATAGTCTGGTCCTTAATAGCTAATACTAATTTTGATTCTAATGGATGTAATTCTTCTAAGAGTTGAATGAACAACTGTTCGCGTCTTAGTTTATTCAAATCTGCTCTCATGAATCTTTCAAACTTTTTAATCTCCATCCAGAGATTTGCCCTTGCCATACCGACAGGAGCAGCATCTTCTCTGTAAGGTGGAGTTCCTTCAGGCAAAAGCCACTTACCTTTTGGAATAAACCCATAACCAAATAGCATTTTAAGGCTTTCATTACTGAAATTCTGCTTTAATAATGTAAGAGTATCACCATCATTAAATCGTTGTAACATTTCTGGTACGCTTTCACGTTTATTCAATTCCATAATTTTCCTTTGTTGTTAGAAACTATCAATATCGTTTAGTAGTAGTCTCATTCTGTTTTTGACTAAGTAGTTAAATATTTCACTCTTATTACCTTTAGCAGGTTCATTAAAGGCCTTCAGTATAGACTCTTCAATATCTATTGGAATTTTATCAAATGAGATTAACAATTCATTTCGATGCCAATTTCTGATTTCGTCTTCCGTTTTGCAAGCTCCAATTCCATGTTTTATGAATTCTTCCAATCTAGGTTTAGTCATTGACTTTTGTCTAATCTTGTCAATAAAACTATTATCAACACTTAGTATATTGGGAATTCCGTCGCTAGCATCTCCCTTTGCAATATGTTCATTAATAAAGTCCAGTACCTTTGGAGGTTTCTCGACATACTTCTTAAACATTGGACTGTATTGTTTAATATTGGAATACTTATGCAATTGCTTAAAGTCCTTATCAGAACTTATAATAAGAGTTCTTTTAGGAATAGGTTCAATGCCTTCAGACATTAAATCATTAGTCTGAGTCCATTTTGATAGACAAGCAATAATGTCATCAGCTTCTGCTCTTTCAATCCTAATGACTTTATAAGGAAAATACTTTTGTAAGTCTTCTCTCGTTTCAGACAAAATCTCAAATACAAATTTCCAATCTAGTTTAGAATCGTCTCTAGCTTTTTTTCTTGCTGCTTTATAAGGAGCAAATTCAGATTTTCTCCAATAATTAAATCCGTCACATGCCAATACTACATCATTA